TCTGTAACTGGTGCGACGGGTCCTACAGGATCAACAGGTATAAATGGCCGAGATGCTTTGGACGGTGTGACCGGTTCAAGGGGTCCACAGGGTGCTACAGGAGCTCGTGGACGAACCGGAAGTACAGGTTGGACCGGTACCGGTCCAACCGGACCCACGGGTGCCCCTGGTGTCACGGGTCCGGGAAATCCGATTCTTACATCTATTCCTGCACGATACGTGTCCTTGAAACGTATTGCCGATAGCTCTGAAACCGATCCCATGACTGGAGCCAAACAAACGATCAATTTGGCAACATTTGCAGTGTGGGCTGACGTCGATGGATTCATGATCCGAGTCCCCCCCGTTCGAATTTTTGCTACCCCATGTTACACGGGATCGGACAAAGGGAGCGCTGTGGACGACAACCCTGAGACAATGTACCATTCTGTACTGATAAATCGTCCGAAAGTGCAATATATTACCTTGGATTTGGGTATCACTCGCAAAGTGGCTCGAGTGTATCTACTTCCACGGTTAGGGTTTGCTCGTCGTATGACGGGTTTACAGCTTCAGCTTGGGGGCGAGTCTCAAACGATCGTCTATGCGAAAAATATATCCACATCCGAAAATGCCTATGATTTTACATTCAATACGCCATCGGATGCAGCCGTCATTCCGCTCATGGCGAGTGAATATCCCGAAGTGTTCCATGTACGAACGAACGGGTATACGTATACATCGCGTGATCAAGCCAGCGCGAAATGCACAGAATATGGAGCAGATTTGGCTACGTACGCGGAGCTCCTCGCCGCCCAACAAGCCGGTGCCCAGTGGTGTTCAACGGGTTGGATGGCGGACAATACGCCAGCGGATAGCACGGGAAAAACGTATGCGATAGCCTATCCGATGCAAGAAGCCCTTTCGGGATGCGGATCCGGTGCGGCAGTTTGGCCACATGTACCCACTGACGCCAATGCTCCGAATGGCCGAGGAGGGGCGACGTGTTACGGCATCAAACCCCCAAAAAGTGCGGTGAAAACCGGAGATGAACTATTTGATTGGTCCAGTCAAACTGGAAAGGTTTCCTATTTCGATCCCCGTCGACCGGTATAAACTATATATATTTTTTTTTGAGAAATAAAATACGTTTGGACATGTTTTCTCAAAAAATGATTCTTGCACTTATAGCAGCAGCGATGCTTCTCATTGCGTGGTTGTTATACACGTTCAGTCGTCCGAGTGGTGACAGTGACGACCAAAACAACGCTACTTTGCGATCACGATCGCAAAGCGCTTTTAGTGATATAGAATTGGGCCCTACGGGCCCTACGGGTCCGACCGGACCCATGGGTTTACAAGGATTGACGGGTCCTACTGGAATTGCTTTAGACGGAGTGACTGGACCGACGGGACCAACTGGTCCTACGGGGCCAGTGGGGTTGAGCATTACGGGACCGACAGGACCCGCCGGTCTCAGTGTCACCGGAGCTACTGGAGCAACAGGCTCTCCCGGAATAGCAGGAGGAGCGACAGGACCGACGGGAGCGACGGGTCCAACGGGACCCTCAGGGGGTCCCCGTGGTCCGACTGGACCTACAGGGAATCCAGGGCCTACTGGATTCCCCGGTCCAACAGGTGCACCGGGTATCAATGGGCGTAATGGATTGGATGGAGTCACTGGATCTACGGGACCCACAGGTGCTCCTGGAACAACCGGATCCACAGGTGCTCCTGGAACGACCGGATCTACTGGACCTACGGGAGCACCGGGGGTGACTGGATCTACGGGCGCGGTCGGATTATTCGTTCCCAATACGGTGAATGCCAGGTATGTCTCACTGAAACGTATCGCGGACAGCAACAGTGGGGATCTCTCTGCAAAAAAGGTGATCAACTTGGCCACATTCACAGCATACGCCGACTTGGACGGGTTTTTGACATGGGTTCCACCTGTGTTTGTGTACGGTACGGAACGATATTTGGACCAAAGTCAGTGGGATAAATCAAATGTGACAGACGATAATCCCGAGACAATATATCATTCTCCACTTTCGGTCTTCCGTCAAAACGTTCATTTTATCACGTTGGATCTTGGTACGATGCGCAAACTGTCACGCATCGTCTTGATTCCGCGACAGGGTTTTAGCTCCCGAATGACGGGATTGCAGCTTCAGTTGGGTAACAGCGATGGAAACATTGTCTATGCCAAAAATCTGACGTCTGCACAGAGCATATACGATATTACCTTCGAGAGCCCGTCGGATTCTCCGAATGCTCCTTTGCTTCGGTATAATCCCGAGGTGTTTTACGTAACGCGTCCCGGATATGACAGTATAAATGATAGATACTCCTTACCCTTGCGAGACGTTGCACGAAATGTGTGCGCTGAATACGGAGCGGATCTAGCCTCGTATGCGGAAATCGTCGCGGCCCAGAAAGCCGGTGCACAGTGGTGTGCTACGGGTTGGATGGCGGATTCGACACCTGTGGATGCCCAAGGAAATGTATACGGAATGGCATTTCCGATGCAAGAATTCGTCTCAGGATGCGGAGGCGGTTCGGGAGTATGGCCATATGTTCCTCCGTCGGGTAGAGGAGGTGCGGTCTGCTACGGAGTGAAACCTCCTGTTGAGGCGACGAAGGGTGGAGATGTAATTTGGAACTGGACGAACAAATCGGGTGCACCTGCGGCGTACTACGCGCCTGCTCCGGGAAGATAACCTCAAAACAGAAACAATGCCATGGTAATCATTTAAACTTATCTTTTGGTTCTATTAAAAAAAAAAGATAATGTATACCTTTCTCGTGAACGCTCCGCCTAAAGTGTCCGAACAGGCTCAACGCGATTGGGACGCTTTCGCTGCACGACAACGCCGCAAACTACATCCTCCAATCGTTACCCTCGCGTATGTCCGAACTAAAACTACAGCAACTTCGTATACGACTCGTCGAACCGTACGCGGTGAAATTCCCAATAATCCTGGCAACCAAATTTGAACGAATCAGGGACTGCTTTCGCTTTATACCAGAAAACACAATCTTCGAGGTTATTCGAAGCGGTTTGATTGTGGATATATAACGCAGTATAGTCGTTGGTAATCTGATCCATGATGTCGCAGAACATTTTAAAGTCGGGGATGACCGACGCATAGTTTTCGTATATGCTCTTACGATACTTCAAATTGGGCTCTCGAAAAATAAACGTTCCGTCGATACATACCCGAAGATTAGGTGGAATATCTAAAGAGTACTGCATCGCCATGATCAGTAGCATCTTCCAGTGACGTCCATTTTTGAATATGTCTTGAAACAACGGCGTACGGAAAATTCCCGGTTGGTCCATGCAGTCATCGAGTATCATGACACTCCAGGGGTTGGGAAGAATTTGTTTGGCCAGCCGCTGTCGACGCTTGAAATTTTGGATGGCCGTAGGATTCATCTCTCCGTAAATAAAGGTATCGGGAAACATGTTGGCGTAAAAATGATTACTGTCTTCGGTTCCGTTAATCACCATCCCCGTCGGAAAAATATGTTTTTTGCTGTACAACAGATCTCGGATCAGATACGATTTACCGGATTTGGGCTTTCCAATGATGACAATTTTCGAGCCTCCTTGGTCGAAATCGTTCATATTCGTCGCATTCGGTGCGATCAGTTCCAAATCCAGTTCTTTAAGGTGCACTTCTTTCTGCATACTGATTTTGTTAAGCAAGCGTTACGTCTTTTAATTTAATGTGTTGGCATATAGGAATAAACAAATGACCTCGGAAAACGACTTTTCCGTTTTTTTATCCAATCTAATTGCCAAAACCGAATTAGATTCGAGCCATCAATCCATTCTGCTGGATCCTCTTAGTATAGACATTTACCGCAAGGCGTTTACGCACGTTTCAGCGGATGCGTCCAATCATTACGAAGTCTACGAACAACTGGGCGATATTACCGTAAACAAATTTTTGGTCTGGTATTTCCATCACCGTCTCGCGCGCATTGGAGGTTTATTTCATTCCACGCTCGGAGTGAAAATTGTCGCGCGCCTGCGGATCAAGTACGGATCCAAACAACACCTGTCGGAGATTGCCGATCGATTACAGTTTTGGCCGCATATTCGCATTACCGAATCGGTCTCGCAAGGCAAACGGATGTCGATTTTAGAAGACGTGTTCGAAGCGTTCATTGGCGCCACGGAATATCTTGTCGACACCCGAATCATGATGGGTTTGGGGTACGTCGCGTGTTATCGACTCTTGAAACGATTATTTGATCCCATGCCCATCGATATTAGCTACGAACAATTATTCGATGCCAAGACCCGGCTCAAAGAACTGTTTGATGTCTTTCGTGATATTCTAGGAACCCTCCATTACGAATATGAAAAATTATCCAATGGACACTCCAAGGTGCAAATTTTCCGGAACGTCCCTGACAAAGAACGGGTGGAAATATGTACCGCGACACACCCAATTAACAAAGCGTTGGCAGAACAGCAGGCATCGGAGGATGCGCTCACCTTATTGGCGAAACAAGGGTACGTTCGTGATCTTCCCATGGAATATCGGCAAATGCTGAAAGCCATCACGACAACGGCGGTGTAAAGTCATCATCGTTTGACCGCAGCGCACTCGAGAAAGGAACGAACGTGATCCGAAGTGAGGTTTTGCGCAATCGGAAGGAAATGAAACGCCGTAAACTCTTGGATTTCTTCCATCGCGCTGACAACAAATTCAGTGTCGAGCTGGTCCCAAGCACTGAGGCGCAGGATTCCCCCCGAAGGCGTCGTCGTGGTCGTTACTGCAGGAGGGGTAGGATTAGGGTGAAGAGGTTCTATGGAGTCCAGTGGTTCTTCTGCATCGGAGTCGAGTGGGTTTCGTTGCATTATTTTGTGAAACGAAACGCACAGGATTTAACTTAAAATGGTCGATTTTGTTGGACGTCCCGGAACGTAGCTTGATCGCTCCACGTCGGGCTCAGATTGTACCCGCATTGTTCCATACGATAAGGGGGGTTGGTAGGACCACATCCGCAGTCTGGATTTCCGTTACCTTCAGGACCCGTGGTGCTGGCCATCATCATCTGTCGTGGGTTCATGTACGATTCGTTGATCATCGGTGCAGGACCCTGAACAGGACCCCTAAAGGCTTGGCGCGCGTCCCAAGACGGACTTTGATTGTACCCACATTGTTCCATACGATACGGACGGTTCATGGGACCACAATGACAATTGGCCCCATTTCCTACGTCCGTATAACTTTCTCCAGACACTGTAGGTTCGTACTCGTACCCTTCGCGACTGACCGAGGGTTCATACTCTCCCCCGTCGAACGATTCGCGCGAACCCGTTGCTCCGGTCGCACGGCCCGCTGCAGGACCGTTGACGTATACCGGTACAGGGACCAACTGAATTGCGCCTTCGAAAAGCGTATCGACGTTCATGTAACGCTGACAGGGAAGCCGACAAGGCATAGAATAAAGTGTTTGGTAACTCATTTATTATCTCTGTAGGGACAAATTTTTATTTGTCACTTTTTTTTCGTAATTTTTCAATGCGCTGTGAGTCGCGCATGTGCTTCAGGTGCAATTTCGTAAACTCGACCAAAATCACCTGCAATTCCACCGGGAATTGGTTCAAGTCAAATGTCAGTTCATGGTTGACGAAATGGCCACCAAACGGAAGAATTTCCGACGCGGGATGCGCATGGTTGAGTTCATAGTACCGAATCAAGGCGTACACTTTGTTTTTGCCATCTTGATCGAGCGAATGAATCCATTTCACGAGTTTGGATTTGTCGATTTCCACGTCGGATTGGGCGGCTTTTTGAATCAGCGTATCGTATAAGGGAAACGTCGAGGCGTTGGTGGTCATAATTTTATTGTACATGGATCTTATGCTTAAACTGTACAAAATACAAAAAAAAAAAGTTTAGATAAATGAAGAGTTTCGCAAAGTCGAAAATTCGATTAAAAAGTCGCCGCGGTAGTAGCAGTCCACGCGCACGCGGAGGTTCTCTGAGTATAAGTAAAATAAAAAAAAACGCGACTGTACCTAAACGATACGAAGCACAAGCGGATATTGGATTCATCACAAAATCGGAAGCTGAACAACTGTTCCAAAAAGTTTTTCGCAATTCTAAAAATGCGCACCCACAGCCTGTAGCAATTTTGACAGCAGGAGTCTCTGGGGCTGGAAAAAGTTCGACACTTGCAAGTTGTCTAAATGAACTCCAAATGAAACTCGATCAATTTATCGTTCATGACCCCGACTTTCTTTTTACCGAATCTCTTTGTTACCGCCAAGCGTCCGATGTTATGGATCGAGAAAAATGTCAACCTGGTGCCGGAGATTTGAATAAGCAGTTCATGTCATATTCGATGCAAGCAGGTCTAAATTTTATTCTAGACGGTACAGGAAAAAATAATAAGTACTACACTTCGCTTATTCGAATACTTCGAAGCATGAATTATCGGGTCATTATGATCGCCACCCATATTGAACTGGAAACGGCATTGGCCCGTGTTCAGTCGCGGTTTAAAACCACGGGACGTCTGGTTCCTGAGAATGTTGTTCGCAATATTTATGCAGGCTTTCTACAATCCTTACCCATTTACGCCAAAAACCAAGATCTGAACGGTATGTATATTTACGATAATAATGGGGCGTATGCCCGATTAATGTGGAAGCGGAACATAGATGGGACATCCTGTTGCTCCGTGAGTAGTCAAAAATTTAATTTTGAATTACCATGTTCTCGAAATTGCTAATTTACATTTTTTTCGTTGAAAAAAAATACACGTTTTCTACATGGTTCGTTGCAAATACCATGCAGTCATCCAACCTAGCATTCCAAAAACCGTATCTCCAAAAATATTTATCCCCGTGTCAGGGTTTCTTTTTCCACCCGGCCAAAGACGTACATACGTATGAATAAAATGTATTCCAGTTTTTGTATTTTCTGCGTATTCGAATATGCTGTGTACCACAAACCATATCCATAACGGCATTCCCCAAAAATATGCAATCACCCCTGAGGCGAAATGAAGCAAGGAAAACGCATCTACAAAGTTTTGTCCCATTATGCTACGTTTATTTTTTACCGTAAAAAACCTAAAAAAAATATACCTACTGCAATGTATAGTCGGAACAGTAGCGATCGCAGTCCATCACCGTGTAGCTGTACGGATTGACGCGGTACTGTTCGCATCGTTTGAGGCAGCATTCTTTGATTTCCTTCGATTTGGCTTCTAGACATTTTTTGTTATAAAATCCATCCCGCCAGCATTCGTGTTCCAGGGCGCAGCGGTCTTTAATCACGGCAAACAATTGGGCGCACATCGAATAGCATCCATGGGGTTGCGGGCTTTGTTTCGTGCACATGTCCACGCAGCAGCTGTACGTATCGTTTATGCTCATCCCCTGTTCGCGACAGAGACTGAAAAAGTCATTATTACTCATTTTTTATTGTATCGTACAAAATCCGATTTTTTGCGACTATGGTCGTTGGGGATGTAACGGTAAAGACCATTCACGCAAATAATATAACGATATTCACAGGAGCGGTTAATTTGGGTAGATTGAATACGGTCCTACCATCTCCTCCAAATCTCGACCCCAAAATGGAATACAATGCGTTGTTTGTTCTGATTTGGAGCGGTTGTCCATTATATTCTAAATATCCGTTGGGTATGAAATTCCCGGCGAATAACAAGACTGACCCTAAAAGTTCTTCACTCATATTCGTTTATCGTTTATAAGCCGACGTCACGTGCTACGGAGTGAAACCGAACAAGACGCGGTCAAGTCATGGGGATTTCGTGTTGCGGTTCAATCAGATCGCGGGAACATATTTCCAGCCACCGCGCAATCGATAGGACATTTTTTGAACGAAAAAGTCAATTTCCGATAATGTATTTATCTGCGTCTCGGGGATCGAGGAGAACGGGGAGACCGAGGCGATCTGATAAAGGGAACGAAGCGGTGTCGTGGACTATGTCCAAACACTTCACGGAAGGAATCGTTTCCAAACGTGTGCATGACTCCAATGTCCCAGGGAAGGGCGCGGTCACGGGAGCCGGAGCGGGAGCGGGAGCGGTTGCGGTTGTGACGGACAGGGGGTCGGCCTCGTAGAGGGGATCGTTGGCGTCTGAGAGGGGATCGAGGAGATCTTGGCATGCGTATAAATTAGATGTTCACCGAAGATAAAAAATTAGACGAATGACCCAGACGCACGTCGCAAGTGCGCACAGTCGAAAAAATTCTAAAAATACTGTCACGTCGCAAGTGCGCACAGTCGAAAAAATTCTAAAAATACTGTCACGTCGCAAGTTGCGCGCAGTCGAAAAAATTCTAAAAATACTGTCCCGCCACGCAATCGATGAGCGTTTTTTTTCACCAGCGTGTAGAAATAAAACTTCAGACTAGCGGAGCAGATGGTGTAGCACGGGGTGGGTAGCGGACGAGGACGCGGCATATTACCCCGCACAAGTCGCTCGACCCGGTTCACCTTTATGTCTATTTTTTCTTGCTGCGCATTCGTCGAATGGCCCAATACGCCAGCGACCCGACCGCAAACAACGATGCAGCGCCAATGTAATACACGCGACGCCGGGCTGCGTCTTTCTGATCGCTGGCAGCTTGTTGCTGTTCTCGACTAGGAAACGTACGGGGTGTACCTTCTTTCGGTGGGTAGATACTACTGAGCCATTTTTTGTCACTTTCCGATAAGACAATGTTACGGTAAGTGGCGACTTTGTCATTGGTGAGCTGAGCAGGATACGAGTACAACATGATCGATTCGGGATCGTACTCTGAACCATTGACCAAGTCCATATTGTATCGCTTGGTTATATTCTGGCAGGTGGTATACATATCCCAGCCTTGAGTCGAATTCGCCCATGCAAACACTTTTTTTAGATTCCAGTCAATTCCTTTGCCAAATGGATTTTGATGTTCGTGGATCATACCCAGGGCGTGACAAAATTCGTGAATAATGGTTGCAACGTCCAACCATCCGAAATTCATAGTGGGTTCGTTGGCAGGTACTTGGCGGCATTGGGTCCCCACCATCGACCAAGCACCTTTGCGATTATCCAACGCAATTCGAATATCTCCATCGGCTTCGACAAATTCCAACTTGAGACCGACCAGAGGTACGATGCGTTCTTGGACAACGGTTTTAATGGCGTCAATGGGATCCATTGCCCGAACCCGTTTTTCCAAGGATTCGTCCTCTGGAGGAATCACAGTCCCGGGTTTCATATTCATATTGACCAAATCACGCGTATACCACTGCGGCATAAGATCCATCGTACATTTCCCACCGGAACACACATATTCTAATCCCAACGATTTACAATCGTCCATCGTAGAACACGTTGCCGGTGCATTCGTTCCTTGTGGAGCGGGTTTGCGGGTTGTGGGAGGAACCAACGACCCTCCGTCCCATTGCGGCTGTTCGCCCGGATAATTATCCGGAATGTCCATAAACGAAATTTTTATGGTATCTCGTACTCCCCAGAGCGTACTTAAGAGAAATGCCGCTTGTTGATACTTGGATGCTTGTTGAGCTGTAACAGGTTTGGATTGGAATTTTTCAACGCAAATGGCCATTTGCTGCAACTGTTTGATCTGGGCTTGTTCAGCGGCACTCGCTTTCGCTGCGGACGTTGTTCCGGCGTGGGCAGTCACGGCTTGACTTGCACCCACGTACTCTTGATACGATTTACATTCGCTCGCGTGTTTTTCACAGTCGTAAAATTTACGGCACTCATCATACGGAATGGTGCTCGGAATATAATCAGGCGATCCTTCAGTAGGTGTAGGTGGAGATGACGACATTGGATTTTTTTTTATTACACGATGGAAAATTTCTTTTTACGATTCCGTCCACTTTCCGATACAATCATAACGTCCCTTTTGAAATCGGGTTTGTGTGATCTCTAGCAAAATGACGTCTTCTACGCGTACCGTCGTTTTTCCAGTTTGAGGAACAAACACCTTCATGCAATCGTGGACCCACACAATCATTCCTTGCGCGAAAATTTGTTTTACGATTCCTTGAACCCGCTGCCCTGCTTGCGGAAGAAGACATCGTACGTCGATTTCACACTCTGCAATCAGATTCCCGTTATACGCGGATAATCGACGCCGTAACACTCGATGGACACGCACAACGGAAAGAATGTACCCGCATTCCTTGGTGCACGTATTCTCGTACCGACGTCGAAAATGGTCCAGGAGCGGACTATCGACGTCGTGGAGATCTGGAATACATTCTACCGTTTTGGTGACACGTTGGATAGATGTCATACTATAGATAGACTGGTCTGCGCGCACTGCGCTCTACGATTGCGCGCACCGAAATCATTTTTTCAATTTAGCGTGAATGGGTAACATCAACCAACGCCATCACCGTCGGGATAACGTTACTCCAAACGACTACAAAGAAGAAGCTGGAGTGCGGCATGTCATCTACTCATACGGACAAGGCTTGACGCAATGTTTATTATTTCACGATTTTTCGTCGGTGCGGTGTAGTGGAAATCAATTTGAGTGGTTTGGACCGGAACATCCGTTTAGTCAACGTATGCGACGCGAATTCACGTCCAAATAAATTTTTTTATATTTTTTAGTGGATTGGCATTCGCATCATACGTCCACGTTTTCCGTTGACATCCGTCGTACGTACCCAAATAGAGTCCTGCGATCGAACAAATGCGTCCATCAATTGCGTCTCGAATGTTTCCGGGGTCGGTTCGGTGTAGTAGGTGGCCATTTCCGTTTTTAGATTTTGCCTTTGCTCCGTTTTTAGATTTTGCCACGCTTCGGGATCGTGGACTGCACAAATATTACCAAATTCGCCAAGTTCGCAGCAATGAGTATCCATGATTGCTTTTTTGAAAAATGACTGATTCGTCGCCACAAAACGAATTTCGACGACTATTTTTAGCGCCCGGTCGAACGGATATTTTTAGCGCCCGGTCGAACGGATATTTTTAGCGTTCTATTTCTATGCTTTATGGTACTGCAAATGTGCAAACGTTTGCACAGTCATTTTACAAAATGTTGATGGATACTACACACGATACTACAAGTCTTTTGGAACAAGAATTGGAACAGATGCTTTCGAGTCCCAGTCCCAGTATGCATTCCACCAATTATGCGCCGCGGGAACCTAGTCCTTTACGTTTGGACCCTATGCCTGACCCTATGCCTGACGTTCAGACATCCGTCGATGTACCTACGGAATCCGCGGTCATTTGTCCAACTTGCAATCGGGAATTTGCTTCGAAACGTTCCTTGGCCGCGCATCGCCGCGTCCACGACGCGCCCGAAAAATCGTTTCACTGTTCCTTCTGTACTCGTGCCTTTGCGCGATCGTCGAATCTCAAAAAACACTTTCAAGTGGCACATGGGGAACAATTAGTCGTCGTTTCTTCGGATCCAACGACGACCACCATTTCCTCCGAACAACAAGCGGACGCGGAAACCTTTACTCAATTCACCTTTGACAAGTCGCCGCTGATGGACAACACTGATATTGAGATGCAACAACCTGCGGGAGAGAACGATCATCATACTCCTCTTTTTGAAGTTGAGTCGTCGTTGTCGGTACACGATGAACTCATTCGACTACGTGCACAGAATGAGTTGCTGACCTCGCAAATGTTGCAGTTATTTGCGCTATTGGCCAAAAAATAAACTTGACAAAATAAAAACGAATGTTTTCGCTCATGTACTTTGCCATGGATTACACATGGGAACCCCTTCGGCGTTGGTGTGGGTGCTGCTGCCCATGGTTACTCGATTCCACTGTACCCAATAAAACCGTGGCATAGCATACTCCTCCTCTTTTCAAATCAAATCGGTGGGTATTTTTAGCCGCCCGGTCGTGTGGGTATTTTTAGAGTCACCGCACAACATCCACTCAGGTCAGTCAAGAAATCATTTTTCCTTTTTTTCTCCTTCCTTGAACATCGACTACGACGAAATGGACGACTTTTATTTTTCTGTGGAAGCTCATCGACGCATGGATCGTGACAATCGTCACAATTATTGGGATAGAAGCCCGGATCGATGCCAGGGAAAGACGAGAGAAGGGCATCAGTGCCCGTATGGCGTCGCGGATGGACGCTACAAGTACTGCAATATCCACGGCGCTCCGCTTACGGCCGCGAACCAGTGGGACTATGATTCGGATCGATGCCAGGGAAAGACGAGAGAAGGGCATCAATGTCCGTATGGAGTCGCGGATGGACGCTACAAGTACTGCAATATTCACGGCGCTCCTTCCCGTGGCGGTCCTTCCGGTCAACATCACATGATGTTTCTTTACTAAAATCGTCTTCGATTTTGCGTTAGCCATGCTGCGAACTGTCGAGACGGGCACAGGTTCCCGTACCAAATAAAAACTTGGCATAGCTGAACTCTGGGTGTTCACGCCGCTGCTTGAAAAAATAGGAAATAAATCCGATGGCGCCAATGAGCATCATGACCAGCACGAGTAGCGTTTGCAGCTTGAAGAGTCGAGCGCGATTGACTTTTGCCTGTTCAACGTCTTCGGGATTGGTGGATTCAAGTTCCTTTTCGGTTTTTCCGACGAGTTCAATATCGACAAGCATATACAATACAATTAGAAACAAAATTCCTATTGCATACATCGCTTGCATCTTCGTTACAATCAAAAACATGGCGTACACTACCAAGGAGATGAGAAAAATACGCGGCGTGATCCATTGCCTCTGCGCGGCTTCTTGATACGCGTTCTTGTCAATGGCGACAATGAAAAAAACCAAGAGCAGATAGGTGATTATATGCTTGATCCATACATTTTTGGTAAACGTCTCTTGCATTTCGCAGGCCATCAATTTGTCGGAATAATTGGAAGAGATCGTGAGGTACAAGAGTCCGAAACAATTGAGAAGTACATTGTAATTCATTTTTTTTTATTTACGGGTAAAAAAAAAAATATCATTTACGCGTCCTTGGATTCGGCCATCTTCGAATTCAGAGTACCAGGAGGTGCAAATTGTTCCGCTAATTTTGCAGGATCCATGGTCTTCATCAAGGTGTCAAACATCATCCCCATCTGTGGGTTATCTTTGGACATGGTACTGACCATCGATTGAACGACGCCCATCATTTTTCCCAAGTCCAATTGCCCCGAATTCACTTTGTCATTCATGCTACCAATCAATTCGGAGAAAATACCCGAGTTCATAATTTGTCCAATCGCTTCGAATGGATTACTGGACTGGTCTACTTTTACATTCTTTTCCACCTTTTCGATAATATCGGACAAGAAATTGGCTTCCGATGCGGTCGTTGACGCGCTCTCTTTTAGAATTTGTTTAGCTCGACCCGTTGTGTCGACCAGTGCACTAATTGTCAATAAATGCTGCCACATGACTTTTCGTTGGTCGTTATCAGCCAAACTAAACAGTTCAGACAAGTTGAGATAGACCCGGTCGGAATAACGAATCATCGGCTCCTTGAGGGCTGACGCGTCTTTGGTGTAAATTGCTTCGCGATTCTCTACGCAAAACTGCGTAAAGCCTTGGACGTGCTTGCGAATAGGAACCTCATGTGAAAAGGTGGTTTGTTCGATAAGGCGGGCGTACAAGCGTAAAGGTTTGTTCACCGTGCCAAACTCTTCATTGAGTGACATTATGAATCCATGGATCGCTTTGAATGGCAAAAGTGTTTCGTTGGATAATTTATTTCCGCTGGCGGATGGGGCGCTTACATCGTGAGCGACAAGAGCATTTTGTTCAGTCGGTTCGGTGGAATGATCGGACATGGTGTTTCCTCTTTTTACGAATACGACAACACTTTTTTAAATCCCTTCAGAGGAAAATTAAAATCTTTATTCTCGTAAGATAAATCCGTACAGCAATGCCTATTTCATACTCTGGAATTGTCAATTATGGAAAAGCCACGCTTCCTTCTGTGGAAAGCTGGGGATCCAATAACAATATTCTTCGCGATCCGCCGCGGTCCATCACGACCCGACGTATTGATAAAGTGACGGATACGTCGATGCTCGATCAAGAGATCGACAAGAGCTCTGAACGCGTCGCCGAATCGATTCGTGTCTATCCTCGTGGAGCCAACGTCATGGTGGGCGTCTCGTACAATAATCAGGGTGCACGCGCCGGTGGACAGCAAGCCAAACTTCCGTACCGTGTGGTCCGCGACGGTGCATTTCGTCCGCCGATTTTACGCCCGGTCAACTTGTACCCGCTTTCACGGCTGCCGCGTAACAAAACCGAAATTAATCCCGTTGCCTACACTGCGGATTTTACACGTAAATTGGTATGTCCGGGAACGGCAAAAGATTATCGTTCGGTTAAAAATGATATTCTCCACGTCGAAACCGAAGCCCCCAAAGGACAACCCATCCGACAACCCGTCGAAGTGGGTGTCCAACAAAACATTGTCGATGCGCGGATCCAGTATGATACCCAGACGGGAAAAACGCAAAATGTGGCCCGTCCAGTGGAAGTCGGAGTGTCTCAGAACATTGTGGATCAGACCCTTCACGCTGAAGCGATTACCTCCAAAGTGCAGAATGTCGACCGGCCGGTAGAAGTGGGGGTTCGACAGAATATTCAACAGCCCGTTACAGCAGAAGCCTATAGTAATATACGTTATTTCAAGCACGCCAAACATGCCGAACATAAAAAGTACACCAAAGATTCGGTACATGCGTCTACGTTACAGTATCAGTTTACGGCGAATCCCAGTCAAAATCGGTACGTTGTGCCCGTGCAAAGTAAAATTGTCTATAACGTCAATCCAAAAGTTCAAGCGCAAGCCCACTCGAATATCAAAGGACAGGCGACCAAGCATCAACGTCACGAATACCAAGAAGTGCGTATGAAAGAGGTTTTACGCGGCGGGATGCAAGTCAACTCCTCCGGATCAGGGCTCTATAATCCGCTCACCATTCGACCTACCAGTACACACAAGTACCTTCCTCAAAAACCTCAAATGGGTGGTCACGCGTCCAATCCATTAATACCTACCATTACCCGTACGATAAATACACCAACCCTCAAGTCAAATAGTTATAACCAACTCATGAAAAAAAATGCGTAAATAAAAGAAGATGAATGGAAAAAATCTACTCCTCTGGATTCTCATCGCAGTATTTTCACTTGGCATTTTGGGGTTGTTATACGGCATTTTTAAATCTCCGTCCGGACTTCCGGGGCCGACGCTTCCATTTACCCTGGAAGGAATAGATGCTACTGCTTTGGTACAATCTACCCTCCCCCCCGTACTTGTTGAAACTCCCGATGTATCCGGACCACCTATCCTTGAACCACCTGCTGCTCTTTCTGCGACAACCCGTACCCTGGAACCCGCGTCCAGTATAAGTATCGGTCAAATCAGTAGTCGCCGCAGTCGTCGCAAGTCCACCTCCTCATCGAAAGGTTCGAAGAAAACAAAGGGGTCTCGGCGATCCGCGAAATAAAAAAATAAAAAACGCATATTAAATAAATTATGTACATTGTTGTCCAGAAAAAACAAAAGCCGATTGCAAACGTAGATGACGAGGAAACCGCCGTCGTCACCAAGGAAGGGTTTGCACTTTTTGGTTTGGAGATTCCAATGTGGGTTCTAGGATTAGTCATTGGACTCATTGTGCTCAGTATTGTTGGAATTTATTTTGCATTGACGTACTCTAAGAGTGAACCCGCCTCCAGCGCAACTTCCTCAATATCCGCCCCCGAAAAATCATCCAATGGATCCGTCTCCGCGTCCGCTGCTGCATCTACCCCCGCTCCAGCGCCTGCTCCTGCTTCCGTGATTCCTCCTCCCGCTACCCCTGCTGGAGTCGCTCCTCCTCCCGCTCCGAAAAAAGTCAAAGGTAAGGCAAAGCCCAAGAAGACATCCAAACCGAAGAAAAAATAAATTTTTATTCGTTAAATAAAAAACATGCACTTGCAGTACGATCAAGACGACGAACACGTTGTCGAGCATTATCAACCGCTTCAAGGACCGCAAGGACGTCCTATGCTCGTTGAAGGACTGACTGGTCCATCCGGTGCAACCGAAAACTGGTCATGGGTAGTTCCTGGATTGGATATTAAACTCGATGCTATGCAAACCGCGCTTATTGTCGGAACACTCCTTATACTGATTATCGCGTTGTATATGTACTTGCGTCCCCAGACTCCAGATGTTTCTGCTGGGCTTCCTGGCCCCCGTCCATTGAGTCGTGCCGAAGAAATGATGAGCCGTCAACTATCCATGGAGGCACTTTCCCGTCGCGCTCCTCTACGAAAGAAGAAAGCAATCCCTAAAAAGGTTGTCCGTCCCAAAGCGGCAAAGAAGGCAAGTCCCAAGAAAGCAGCAGCGGCAGGAGGATCGCCCAAGAAAATTATCGTAGAAATGTGAAAAAAAACTTTTTTTAAATAAAACCATGCACACGCAGTATAATCAAAATGTCGGACCACAAGGACCCCGTGAAAGCCCTATGCTCATCGAAGGATTGACTGGACCTACCGGTCCAGCAATGGAAGAGGAATGGTCTTGGATGATTCCTGGAACGGATATCCAGCTGGATGCCACACAAACTGCACTTTTTTTCGGGGGATGGATTGCATTGTTCTTGGCGCTGTATTTCTTTTTCCGTCCGAAAAGTGATGGATTTGTTATGGGACCGATGCCCGTTGAAGCTATGAGAAGTCGTCCAATGCTTGTACGTCCCTCACTCCCCAAGAAAAAACCCGCGGCCGCCAAAAAAAGAAGCCCTAAAAAACCCAAGAAAATGATCATGTAAAAATCTTTTTTTTCGTATCAAAAAAAAAAGAAAAACGAACATGTGGTCTAAGCTGAGAAATGTATTCAATCAGAGCGGAGGAGCGTCGAGATTATCTCGAAGTTCCTTACGAATTGCAGATGGTGCATCGACTCAGGTTTCAAATAATATAAAGATGACTCGAAGCGGAGCTACGCGGCAGTTGGTGGATGAGAGTGGAACCACTGTTACATTACGATCCGTTGCAGATGATGTCGGAGGAGTACGACCGAAAGGAAATGGGCAGTACGGGGCAAAGGGCGCCGATGATTTACAACGTACCGCGATGGAACGAAACAGCGGAGGAAAGTTGACCCAAGAACAAATTCGGGTACAATCCGCCAAAGACGTGCTTCAAGTCCAAAAAACCCAAGCCTATCAAAAATTATCCCAACTTGACGAAACGGCTACGCAAGCCAATCAGCTACGTCTTTCCTCGTCTGCGCTGCCCGACAGTCAAGTCGCTAGAATGACAAATAATTTACCCACGACTGCAGATGACATTCTGGCAAGACGAGCTTCTACCCGTGAATCTGTGCAGGCCTTGAAACGAGAAGGAATTCTACCGGAAAATCCGCCTATCCGAGCCAGTGCCCTTGTTGACGATGCCTCCAAACTTCAAAAGTCCTTGGATCAAGCCGTAGCCAAAGGAACCGCTCCCCTAACGCTCAAGGAAAAGTTGATGGCGGGAGCTTTTGCTGTCGTTATCGTCACCCTGGGTAGTATTCTTGGGGTGATGATTGACATGGATAAGAAAAATAAAGAGAAGAGAAAGAAGAAGAATGCCGAGGGTGAAGACAAACAGACACCAACAACGTCCTCGTCGGCAGCGGCACTTCGCGCAACGACAGAGGACAACGACAACGAACCGAATGCCCATCAAGATTTGGAGGATCTACTTCAATTGACCACTTTACAAATGGTCATCGAATACCAGAAAAATGTCAACGGATGTTATCTGCTCGACAAGTTTCAAGGCACAATGACCAAAGTACAAGCGTTGTCCTGCGGCGGCGTCAACGTCTCGAGTGCAATTCCATCGTGTGATCTCGTGTATACCTCCATGACAAATGTAGACGACATGCGCTCGCGTTGTTCCGAAAATACCTTTATTCCCTGTCTCGATGATACGTGTCAGTCGATCGCGTATGCGGGTACCAAACCTGCAACGACCAAATCCGTAGTAGATGCGTGCGCGGGAAACCCAAATGGCGGCGCGTGTTCGACCTTGTGCGATTCAAAAGCTTTTCATCTTCCAGAACATCTCGAATTGATTTGTGTGAATATGGACGTTCGCACAGCATATCTCGACCTTATGAAAAAATTAGACTATAATGTCTTGGAAATGTTTCCTACCTTGCAGGATCCAAACACAAAGCCTCCAAAACCACGGTGGTTTCTGATCGGTCTGACGATGTGTATTTGTCTTATAATCCTTGCGCTTGGTCTTTACGGATATGTTGTCTATTTCCGTAGACGGAAATTTTTCTCTGTACAATAAAAAGATGAGTTCATCCACCAATCCACAAGACCAAGAAAAAAAGACGTGGTGGCAGGAGTGGAAACAGAAAATTGACGATTTCTACTTGAAAATCCCTTCAACGGAAATCATGTTGAATGGTGTAGAAGTCATTGGATTAATCTTAATTGTCTGTTTTCTTGTATGGTTTGTGCTGATCCAGCGCGAAAATGATTCGGTCATGGCGCAACAACCGTATGTCGCGACCTATCCTGGGTACGGCGTTCCCGCGTACGGCGTCGTCGCGCCTCCTGGATACGGCGTTCCCGCGCCTTTTAGACCACAAGCCCCGCCTCGAAGAAGGACCGGACAGGGTAGACGTGTCCAACGTAAATAACAGCGTACGTTTTTTTTCGAGTATATCATCCAAAAAAAACGTAGAGAAGAAAAAGTTAGAAAAATGCAGAGACCACAACGTCGGATTTTCCTGCGTTGACTGTACCCATCGACTTTTGCGCCAGGGCTGGGTTGACTGTATTCGCATAGGCATCCGATGTCTCTCTGCTGACTCCTGCCGAGGATAAGCTCTGTAATGCACGGAGTTCACGATTGGTATCGTTTTCAATACCTCCCATGATCGTCAATGCACCAGGACGCAAGTCAACATTGGGACGAACACTGGGACGGAACCATTGATCTTTAATGGGTACAATACAACCAATGTCTCCACGGATGGGATCACCTTGTCCATACAATCGGGATCGTGAAGTGGAATACATCAGACGATCGTAGACGGTTACGGAAACCGGTCCGTCAGCAGTTTGGACGGTAATGGGAGGAGTATCTGCTTTAATGATACCCTGATCCGCTAAGGCTTGCGCACGTTCAAAGCGCTGGGCAGCAGAGCCCATTGCTGCCGCAGCACCCCCACTGATAGGTTCAAACGATTCGGTGTCTTCGTATCCTTCCATGCTTCCTCCTTTGGCGCATCCTCCCTTGGGATTATCACCCATTACGGGAGCGTTGAGCATTTGCGAAGGACCATAGGTCAGAGGATTGGCAGGAACGGCCAAATTTTGCATCGCGGGCATGTTGTACTGGATCACTGCACCATAATCATTGGTACCGTCAAAGCGGGGCGAAATGGCCGCCTGTAGACTAACAGGGGCAGTAATCATTTGACCTTGATAGGTTTGATCCTGTGCACTCATTCCCATCGCGCGAGCCGCGCTTTTGCTTCCTGCAGCGGGTCCCGAAAGAACAACTTCGGGTTGGGTTGTCACCGACAAGGGAGGGTTCAATCCAAAATGTTCAATAATACTGCCGCCTTGCGTCAACGCAATCGACGACAATAATGCTAATCCAACTAGAGTGATCACAAAGTCTCTCATGATTTTGTTTATTAGTATTACAAAATATTTCTTGTTAATTTAATTTTTGTCAGATGCTTGGCGTATGCGAGAATGCGTTCTCGGGTCTTTAAATCATTTTGGATATGCGGCGTTAAGCGTACACGTTCCTCGTATAGCAATTGATACGGTCCTCCATCATGATACAGTTCCATGACCAAATTCCACAAGTGCAACAACCGGGGAGACACCGCGAATAAGCTATCGGGTTGGATCTGATCCAGGTCGGGAAACGCCAGCGTACCCACTTGGATCGGTTCGCGTTCTTGTGGATCTGCATCGTCGTACATGGACGGTAGAAAGGCATGGAACCATTGTTTCCAGTGTAATGCAAGGAGCGGAGGGAGTTCCTGATCGATGCGCAGGGCCATCGGCTGTACGTAATCCGGACGTACCCCGCGTAAGAACCGGTATTGTACACGTTCGACCCATTCACTTTGCTGTCCAAACATCGGCCGATGCAAGCTCTGTAATGTCCGCAAGATCCGTTCCACGGGACGTTGCGTCAACGCGCCTTTAGGGGCAAACGAAATATGCGCGTATCGATGCGCAGACTGTAAAAATCGGGTCATGTCTTCTACCGTTTGAATCGTTTCGTGCGGACAGTAGATCGGGTCGCAGATAGCATCCGTGAAAAGCCAAAGCAATTGTTTCTGTTCCTCAGGGCGTAAACGCTGATGCTTGAAGATATTGTAGAGACAACTCACCAGTAAACATAATACGTCTTGATACGGTTGAAAGCCGAAAAAGTGAACATACTGCACGAGTTCGTGCACAACATGGGACTTGTCGTAGTCCAAAATAATCGGGATATGGGTCGTGTAGACTCTCAACACCGTATGCGGAGCGAGGAGATAATCTACAGGTTGCTCCCGCGACGTTCGCATGAGTACGATATTCCACGGGCATAAATCATGATGCGTAAAAAAACATGCCCGTTGTGCGACGCCAATCGCTGCAAACGTCTGTAACATGAGAAAGTACCACTCGTTCAGCTGAAAGGACGAACTGCGCAAGTAGTCGAACATGGTCATTCCAGGAACATATTCCAAATATAAACCGCGCGTATTCGTCAAGGCATACGTGTATACGAAATTGGGGATCTGCTGCGTCAGTGGATTGAGACAGTAGAACCCGACGAAAAATTCATGATCGTATCGAATCGATCGTAACGATTGTTTGTGCACATACGGCTGTCCACGCGCATCTTGAACCAATTGAATCAACGTATTGACACTCTTAAATAAAACCTTTTGAGGGTACATCAACGGCGATTGCGTGTACGAGACGTACGCCTGCTCAAGTCGGTGCGTACGCAATCGACCGGAAAACGCAACAGGGCGATGCGGAGGAACGCATGACTGCGCCACTCCATCCAACACGTGCTTCAAGTACGCCAAGCATCCCTCGCGAGTAAGATACGTGTCGTAAAACATACGGGCCCGTGACGCAATCGCTTGACATTCCTCATCGTGTTCCAGACACCAGGTTATGCGTTCGTCGAGGTCGGATAGATCGGCTGCAACCGGAACGTAATGCACCCAGGGTTCCAACCATGCTTCGAACCAAATACGGTACGGTGACGCGACGAGTAAAATAACCGATCGCATGGCCAGTTCAATACTGAGTCGATACGCTTGAACGTGTCCCGCGACGTGGATAATGTACTTGTACGTCGATTGTTCGTCCAAAGTCAAACTACCCGACAGCGATACCCAATCCGTCCGTGGAATCTGGATTTCTGCCTTTCCAGATACTTTTCGAGGACGTGTATTCCACGCGGTCAATCCGACATTACAGCGAGGATGATGCTGAAACTGAACCACCAATTGAAGTCGTACATTCGTGTCGGGGTCGACTCCGATTCCCGTATTCGTCCCGCGAAACACGGCAAGTTCCTTTTTCTTGTTCCACGGCGTCGAAAAGGAATCATTCCCCGTCGCCATGACTCGTCGCGATGAAGCAAAATGGATGTTTTGCTTGGCTTGAACCCGGGCCCAATCGTCCATGGTGGGAATCGCAAGGTCGGCGAATCCATCGGATGTGCACGACGATAACAGTGGTGCGTACGCCTCAAACGCACCCGAAACCAATGGCACGTCCGTTCCGTCAAACATGTGATGATACGGTTCGGTACCGTCACATTTTAGTAGGGGAAAGTCACGGCGGTTGAGAAATAGGTCTACGTCCGGAAGTGCCCGTCCATACGTTTGACACAAGGTTTCAAACATATTTTTCATGTGACACGCTCCGGTATCGGTTTCATTGCATGGGGATTCGTAACGTAAGAGTCCGTTATTGGCATACCATTGCTGTACCGGAAGAACCGTTTTCGATGGGCGTAAGGAATCCGGTACACTCACGCGGGTATGCCATTCATTCACAAAAAATGCATTACTAAACGGCAAAAACGTCACGAGTTGTCCATCGCGGATCTGTACAAGCATTCCTTTCTTGAATTTGAAAAATAAATATTGAAAGGTCTGACGCACCGCATCCGAAGAGATCAGATATTTAGACCAAATCGATAGTGTCGGAAACGAAAATCGCCGAGTATCTTCTGGGATGGAAGGTACCCGAACGTCTTGTTTTCGAACGTGTTGCTCAAACTGTTCTTCGTCGCCCGCCGTAAAGTGAGTCTGCGTAAAATGGCGGTATCGGGGATTCGTCGTCGGACGATCTGCGACAATGCGAACGGGAACCGAGTATGTATCGGGGAAAATCTGTTTACCCATCGTCATGCGTTTATTGTACCTGCTTGATATATTTAAGTACGCGTATAAATCAATTTACAACAAGGACGAATAATTCCATCCGAGATTTTCGAAAATTTTACGGCATATTTCGTCGTGAAAGCACCGTCGGTCGACGGTTTTGAGAAAATTGAACTCGGCAGGATTGCAGGGGTATTTGTGCCGCATCAGTAATTGATAGAGCAGGTGCTGATAGTTGAAATTTTTACGCTCAAATTCATTGGGAAATTCTTTGTGGTGCATTTGCACAAACTGGTCGAAATCTTGTAGCAATTTCTCGGTGAGGTGACTGACATCGTTCAGTGGTTTACCCGTAATGAGATGATGAATGAGATTGATGTCACCGTACGATTTCGTCAGTTTCAGTTCTTTCACAAACAAAAAAATATGCTCCTTTGTGACATTTTGGTATTTGGCACGACGCGTTTTTTTCGTGTGATCGATTAGATTGTATTTTTCCAATTCTGCCTCGATGCGCTGCAAAATGTCCGGTTCAATTCCGGTTTTGTGCTTTCCTTGGTATTGGTTGATACAATTGAGGAAATGGGATTTTTTATCATAGGAATATTTCGAGCAAATATTGACCCGTTTCGAGTCGTTGTGATTCAATCGAATACTATTGGCTAAATTCATCGTCGTTTCTTGATTCCCGCACTCGAGGCAGATCATGACGCCTGCGAAATCCGTCGACTCGGTGAGTTCCGTTGAGGCACAAATCGTACACTTCTGCAGCGGCGTTCGGGTTGTAGAATCTGACGTGGCTGCGCGCGGAGTATCGATCCATGAAAAGGGCTTGATGCGATCCATGTACTGCGAAATAATCTCTTGTTTTCCAGGCGTCACCGAATCGTCAATCGTCGAATCCGTGGATAAACTTAAAAAATCGACCTTGATGGGCGTCTGCAAGGTTTGTTTATACTCGTGGATCAATTCCATGGTATCGAGAAAATAAAAATTTTTCATCGTCTCCGCGTCACTTTGTAAAGGAGGTTTCGACTGTAACAAACGGCGACGCAAACTAGAACTGAGTTGCGACGATTCGTCCTCGTCACCCGGAACGGAATGGGCATGTGAAGATTCCGTAGACACCATTGTCAAGGTACTTTGTATACTTTGATCCAACTGCAAGATGTCGAGCGTATAATCATCGGGAAACATTTTTTTTTACTCGTGCATGCGAAGGGTTTAAACGCGTTTTGCTTAAACACATGATGTCTCCCAAGAAAAAAAAATGTCATTGTGTCCTCGATCGTTTCTCAATCAACGTTTATTAACCGAAGTCCAAACGTCCTTACATGCCATTGAAACGCGTCTGGATCGATTGGACGAACGTCTTCAAACCGTAGAAGCGTCTGCAACGACACTCCCAATGCTCGCATCGTCGGCGACCTTTCCTGATCGTATTGAAGAATTGGAACAGCGCATTCAAAAACTTGATCAAATGGAAGTCCGAATCCAAAAAATAGATGATCTTGAAGCTCGTCTACAAAAATTGGCCATGGGAAATACAGCTGCGCGACGCCTTGAAAAGGAAAAATTACCCGCTGCAAAAATTAAACCCTCGGAGGGACAGAATCAACCGGATATCTGAGGCGGTGAGTTTATTTTCTTCGCCGATCTCCAGCATCATCTGTATCACCTGATCCATTTCTTGGTTCAGTGCGTGTTCAAACGCGTCGTATACGTCATTGGATACTGGACCGTGATCGATCGGAGTCAGGTCGTCGATCAGTTCTCGTTGTATCGTTACCCATTTGGGTTGGGATGGAGGAGATTGCATTTTAAAAAATAAATCTACGATTTTAAAATGAATGATTTGATCTTATCCGTGGTCAAGGAACGCATCCTTCCGCTCACCTCTGACTTTATCGATTATCCCAGTCATACCTTTGAGTCGCAACTCCATCATATTTCGAATTTCTTAACAAAAACGATCCTCGACCAATTCGTACGG